AAGGGGCGAAAAGCCACGAAGCTGTCGCTGGAAACCGTTGGCCGGGTGTATCCCGCCCCGCCGGTAATGGTGGGTATTACGGATGACGCGAACTACTCCAACGTGACCGCATACAGCCGCCAGCTTTACACGAACACTTTAGGGTCTTGGATCGTAGCCCTTGAACAGCGTTTTAACACTTTCCTAGCCCCAATGATTGGTGCACCACCCGAGCAGTTCGTCGAGTTCAATGTGGAAGCTAAACTGCGGGGGGATTTCGCGGAGCAATACCAGATTCTACAAACCGCGGTCGGTGCTCCGATTCTTACCCGGAACGAAGCCCGCCGGATGCTCAACTACAAGCCCGTTGAGGGCGCGGACGAACTCATAACCCCGCTAAACGTGTTGGAGGGTGGTCTTGCGTCTCCGACTGATGGCGGGGAAGGGCGTCCTGAGGAAATCGGGGGACAAGCCGCGCTGCAAATCTTGGCTAAAACGGCGGATCGGTTGAAGCGACGCACCGACGCGGGCGGGACTGTTGATTGGAGGCGATGGGTTAAAGAACTAACCCAAGACCTCACCAAAACCGGCACCCCCGCTAAGGACGCAGCCGCTATCGCGGAACGCTTTAAGGGGATCATCACCGATTATCACGCGAAAACCGGGGAAACCCTAAACGGGGCGGGGCTTATCGAGGTGTGGGAATGAAAACGCTCATTATCGGCGCGCCATGTGCCGGAAAAACCACCTATGCGCGGCAAAACCGAAAGGCAGGCGACCCGCTCATTGATTTCGACCGGTTAGTCGAAGCCGCCGGCGGCACAGCCCACGCGCAGGGGCAGGACGATATCCGCCGGGTCGCTGAAGCTATGAGGAAAGCCGGGCAAGGGCGCGGATTTGCGGACGATATTAGCGCGGATGTGTGGGCTATCCACACAAGACCGTCTAACGGGGCGCTCGCGGATATGGCAGAGCGCGGCATCCGGATTATTTGCCTAGACCCCGGCAAAGATATTTGCCTAGAACGCGCTGAAAAAGAGGCACGCTCTAAATCTTCAATCGAAGCGATTAACGCATGGTATGAGAACCCCCCGGTGCTCCCGGCGGGAGCAGAAAGGAAAAAAGCGGTTATGAAAACCAAAAAACTAAACCTGAAAATTGACCGGATAGGCGCGAAAGATAATCTAACCGCAGGGCAATTCACCGGGTACGCCTCAGTATTCGGAAACGTGGACTCCGTGGGCGACAAGATCATTAAGGGCGCTTTCGCGGAATCGCTGAAAGATTTCGGGGACGGCGGGGCAGGTATCCCTTGCTATTGGTGCCATGAGACTTCCGACCCTGAAATGAACCTCGGCAGCACCCTAGAGGCTACTGAGGATGAGCACGGGCTATTCGTGAAAGTGCAGCTAGACCTGGATAATCCTAAAGCCGCATATGCTTACAAGCTGCTGAAAGAACAGCGGGTGCGGCAAATGTCTTTCGCCTATCAAGTCACCGATGGGGCAAGCAAAGAGGGATGCTTTGAGATTACCGGCTGCAAAATCTTTGAAGTATCCATTGTGCCGGTGGGCGCGAATCAAGCCACCTCCATTGAATCCGTGAAAGCCCTCCAAGAAGATGAAACCGCACCCAGCGAGGACACGGAGGACGACACCGACGAAACTAGCGAGGAAGAACCGGAAACGGATTTAACCGAAGATTTACAGAATCTCGAGGATCAGCTCGCAAAAATCGTTGACCTCGTCGCAACCATTATTGAAAAAAACCAAGGGGAAGAAACCCCGGAAGATGAAAAGCCTACTGATGATGAACCCGGCGGAACCGGGTCAGAGACCGAGGATTCGGAGACTGACCCGCGTAAGGGCGGCAATGTGTCAGTGAAGAAAGAAGCGGACGAGATTATCGCCCGCGCTAACCATTTACTAAACCTTTAAGGAGAAAAAATGAATTTGAAAGAAATGTTAGCCGCCGCCCTGAAACGTTTAGAGGCGGCTCAGAACGCGCTAAACACCGGGATTGGCAGCGTTGACGCTGTAAAAACCGCCTCCGCCGAGGTCAAGGAGCTATCCGCAAAGCTCGAAGCGTTGCAGGAATCCGAAACTATTACCAAGGCGCTAGGCGATAAAAAACAGGAGCCTAAGGACGTTCCCGCAAAGTCCCTGGGTGCTCACGTGGTGAAAACTTTAGGCGCGAGACTCAAGAAATCCCGGACTTCTCCGCAAATGACCGATATGTCTATGACCGCCCCCGAGTTCAAGGCTGCGACAGATACCCACGTAACCGGCACCCTACCCGAACACTTAAAGCCGGTGACTATTGACCGGAATATCATCCGAGAATATGAGCCGCCGCTGCGTGTAGCCGATTTCCTAGGTGCGGGCGCGCTAGATTCCCCGACCCTGGTCTATTTCACCGAGCAACTAGGGGCGGCTGTCGAGGGCGCTTTCACTACCGTCGCGGAAGAGGGCAAGAAACCGCAATTGCACTTCCCCGGATACAAAGAACTAACCGAGACTGTCCGCAAGATCGCCGGCTATATCAAGCTCTCCACCGAAATGCTAGAAGATGAAGCGTTCCTGGTCACTGAGATTAATAACCGGCTTTTGCGTGAACTAGCGAAGTTCGAGGAGCACCAGCTTTTGCATGGTGACGGGCAGGGGACTAACGTTCTTGGTCTTTTGAAGCGTGAGGGCTTGCAGAAAATGGAGTCCAAGGCTGACCTAGTGGATGACATTTTCCGGGCTTGCGCAAAAGTCGCCGAGACTACCGGGCTAGAAGCCGACGGGATTCTAATCAACCCCGCCGACTATCAAGAGCTACGGCTCAAGAAGGATACTAACGGGCAGTATTTGGCGGGCGGTCCTTTCACCGGGCAGTACGGTGTGGGCGGTATTCTCCAAAACCCGCCGCTATGGGGTAAAACCACGATCGTAACCCCGGCAATCGAAAAGGGCAAAGTCCTTGTCGGTGCAGGTAAACAGGCTGCGACCGTGTACCACAAGGGCGGAGTAGCGGTGCGTACCGCGTTCCAGAATGAGGACGATTTTACCCACAACAGGGTAACCATTTTGGCTGAGGAACGCCTCGCTTTGGCGGTGTATATGCCTTCCGCGTTCTGCCTGCTCGAAAAGACCGCCGCATAAATCTGAGCGGCAAATAATCTAGGTGCTATTGCCCGCCCTGGCGGGTAGTTTTCCCAGGCTCTCAAATAGTCTGCGGCTGATGTGGTCACTCCAAAAATATCAGTGAGAAAACCAGGGGAACTATCCAACGGGGCGGGCAATAGCACCACCTACCACAGGGGGGGAAACATGGAGATTGTGACAATACGGCGCGCGGGGCAACCGATACGAATACAGGTAAACCCGGCAACGGCAGCGGATTTACGCGCTAAAGGTTTATTGATTGAAGAACCTAAGCCGCGCCGCAAAGCCGTTAAACCGGCGAATAAATCCGTTAAACCAGCAAACAAATAAACACTAAATAGGGGGGTGCAGTGATGGAGCCCGACCGGTATTCCATACCAGACCCGCCACCAGGCGGACAAGGCATGAGGGGCGCGGCATGGGGGATAATCCGCGCCTACGCCCGCTGGCACATCACCCCCATAATTACCGAAACCCTCACTTTGGACGCGACCGGGACACGGACAATTAACCTGCCGACCCTCAGACTTTTAGAAGTAACGCGGTTAGAGTATGCGGGGCAAGAAATCGCGCCGGAAAATATCGAGTTTTCAGACGCAGGGCTAATCCGTATAGGGAAAACCGCGCTACCCTCCCGCCTCGGCGGCATAAAAGCTACTATTAGGCACGGCTACGACCCTAGAGAATGCGCCGAAATCTTCCAAATTGCGCAAGCACTCGCCGAGCGGATACAAATAGGCAGCGCCTCGCAAGGCGTAGTGCAGCAAACTACCGGACCGTTCTCTATGAGATTCGGGACAATCGCGGGCGGGTTACCGCTCTCGCAAGCGCTTTTATTGGAACCTGAAAAGCAGGTTTTAGCGCGCTACCGTCTGCCGCTCGGCCCTGGATGGTGAAAATGTTCTTTAATTACAAATCTCAAGACCTGTACCGGCTCCGCCGCCCGCGTATCCGTGACCCGTATGATGGGACGGAGAGGCTCGCAGACTGGGACGAATACCCACCAGAACGGCAGCGGATACGCGGGTTTATAGCCCCTGGCTCTACTCTCTCAACAGACCAGGTCGGGCGCTTGCAGGTGCAGGATGCGTGGACTCTTTACATGCCAGATGGTACCGCCGATATTATGCCCGGCGACAGGATAGAAGCCCGAATGTTCGACCGTGACCGGGTTTTTGACGTGGACGGACACCCCGAATTTTACGAGAACCCATTCCCCGGATTGTCTTTCATGGGTACAGTCGTGCATCTGAAAGCCTCAACAGGTTAGGAGAGCGCTCATGTCTAAAGCTGTAAATGTTGAGGTCGAAATAAATGAGGATTTTTTTAATCGTATCGGGCATGACCAGTCAATCTCGCAACTGACACACACGATTGCCGAAGCTGCCGCGATTGAGGCACGCGCAACTGCCCCCTACGATACCGGGGATTATCAACGCTCGATCCACACCCGGAAAGTCAAATCTAAAAGGCGCACCATGTGGCAGGTGGTCGCGGATGATTGGAAAGCCGCAATCCTCGAAGCCAAAACCGGCAATCTACGCAAAGCCGTTAATCGCGCTAAAAAATACTAAAAAAAATAGGGGGTTTAGATGCAGGTCGCGCACTATGAAAACCCAACACCCTGGCTAATCCAATATTTTCGGGAAAACCTGCTGCATTACCCGCAACCGGAGTTTCTCGCGGCATGGCCAGAACCAGATAACCCGCGTACCCCGCCCCGGTGGGTGGTAGTCCGCGATGATGGCGGCACGGATTTGCCGGATGGGGTGCAGCAAGCCCGCGATATAGCTTTCACAGTCTCAGCACCTAAGCGGTGGCTCGCTGATCAGGACGCTGAAAACCTTTGCGCCCTAATCCGTGCCTTACCATACGCGAAAAACACCCCGGTAACCCACGTTTCTAGCTTGGTCGGCCCTCAACCAATCACCGACCAAACATATCCGCATTTGCGGTATATCACCTGCTCCCTATATATCACGGGGGCTGCAATCAATATAGGAGGAAATAATTATTATGGCAGCTGACGCACAAGGTAACGACCTTAAAGCTGTAAATATCCCCGTGACCGGCGCAATCGCTATCGCACCGTATGGGACTAAGATTCCCACCCCTGAGGAGGGCGGGAAAAAAGACTACAAGTTACCCGCTGAATGGAAACGGCTGGGCTTGATTACTAAAGATGGCGGTCCGGAGTGGAAACTTGAGGCTGACGGGGACGCGCAGGAGTTTTGGCAGGAGGGATATTCTATGCCTTCCGGTCTCGCAAACTGCGAGTTAACTTTCACCCTGGCACAAACAGACCCGACCACCGTCGAGTTCATTCGCGGGATTAAACCGGACGCCAACGGGTTTTTCGTGGTGGACGCGGGCGGCAACCCTAACCGGTATGCGCTCTACGTCGAGGAGATTTTTAAGAACTCGATGATTCGCCGCCGCGCTAGCGCTAACATGCAGATTAAAGAGGTTAAGGAATCGAAGTCGGAACGCGGCAGCATTCTCGGCTACGAAGTGACCGTCAAGTTCAGCACCGACCCGCAACATGAGGGCGGACAGTTCGGCGAATGGAATATCTTCCCCGATGGAGTAAAAGGCGACGTGACGCCCGCAGCCATCACTAGCTAAACCCTCGGGGTTTTAATACGACCCTGGCTAGGGGAGAGACAAACCTAGACCTCTAACGGAATATTTAGCACCTCACGTGCCCGCGTGTGTGGCTTTTTTTGTGGGTTTCCTTTGCCGCACTAGCGCTCCGCGTGAGGTATCCGCCTAGATGGTCTGGGTTTTCCAGCTGGTGACTTCCCTAGCCAGGGTTTCCTATATCCAAAACCACCAGCACCACCGAAAAATAAATCACCTATTTGAAAGAGAAAAACTATGTCCACCAGCAAACCAGCTTTTAAGATTCCGACCCGCGCCGACTTAAAACCCGTAGTCCGCGGGCAGAACATTACTTTTCAGACTTCCGGCGGTGTCCTAAAACTGCCGCTAGATATCAAAACCAAGGTTTTCCAAAAAGTTCGGAACATCGAGGATCAAACCGATGCCTTTTTTGATTTATTAGAGGCTTTGGGGGATGAGAAAGCGTCAGCGGTCATTGGCGAAGTCGGGATGACCGAGTTCATGGTGATTGTGACCTGCTATTTTCAAGAGTTCGCGAAGTTTGCGGACGAGATCGGTAAGCAATTGCCGTCTTCGGATATTTTGGGTGATGAGCCGGGGGAATAGTAGCGGTCTCGGCACTTTCCCTGTGTCTTGACCGCCCCCAACTTTTCAATCTTGATTTATTAGCCCGTTTCCACACGCCCCTAACCGCTGTCATGGATTGGGACGTTTCCTATGCGATGGCGGCAGCGGTCGAAATTATCACCGACCCGGCAAGTCGGGGTTTCGCGTCCGTCACCGGCTGGGACTACCCAATGAGCCGCACCCAGATTTGGGAGGCGCGCGGCTGGGAGCGTGTCATGAACGCGCTCAGGGGCGAAAAAGAAGACCCGATCATATACCCGTTCCCGTGGCATGATTCCGACCCGGATAAGGCGGAGCGCGCCTTGATTGCGGGCATGGATCCGGAAGAAAAAACCTGGTTCGAGGACACGCTGAAAACGTTTTCAGCAATACCAGACTAACTAACCGAAAAAACTAAATAAAGGGGGCTGCTTTGGCGGGTTTCGCTTCTACTGCATGGATCACGATAGCACCCTCTTTCAAGGGGATGCGCGCCGGTGTAGCGCGTGAATCGGTGCGGGCTGGTAAACAGTTCGGCGGCGCGTTTAATAAAACCTTTTCCGCTGCCACTAAGGGGCTAGGTAAGAACTCTTTTAAGGCGCTGCAGAACTCGGTTAAGGTCACCTCCAACGCGCTAAAGCGCGCTAAGAGCGAGCAAGCCGCGGCGTCCCTGAAACTTACGGTGGCGGAAAATAGGGTTGCGGATGCGGCGGGGCGTGTCAAGATCGCGCAAGCTCAGTATGCGGCGGCGGTTAAAAAGTTTGGGGCTGATTCCCCGCAAGCTATCGCAGCGTCGGAGCGGCTCGCTAAAGCTCAACGTGACCATGATGTCGCTACTCAGAAAGCGGCGGCGGCGCAAAAGGTTTACGATGCGGCGCTAGTCAAGACTGCTGAGGCTTCCAAGCTCGCAGAGGCGGCGCAGGCTAAGCTAGCAGCGTCTACTAGCCTAACTGGCAAAGCCTTTCAGGTTGCGGCGGCTAAAGCCTCCCAGGTTGGCGGGGCGTTCAAGACCGCGTGGGCGGGCAATAGTGAAGCCGCTACTAAATCATTTTCTCAGGTTTCGGGGTCGCTCGGCGGATTCGTAAATAACGCTTTACAAAAAGCCGGGGGGCTTGGGACTGGTTTCGGGAAAGCCGCGACTATCACCTCTCAGGCGTGGTCTAAAGTTTTCCAAAATGCGCCGCGCTGGATACAACCATTCACCGGGGCAATCGGGGAAAGCCTAAGCGTTTCGGCTAGTGCAGCCACCAAGATGGGCGGGCTATGGGCTAGCGCTTTCGGAAAGCTCGGCGGGCTCGCGGATAGTGCTTTCGGGAAAATCGGGGGGCTAGCCACTAAAGCGTTCAGCCTAGTGGCTCCCGGGATTAGCAAAGCGGGAGCGGCTTTCGGGCGGCTCTCAGCTATGGCCGCCCCGGCAATATCTAGCATTAAAAGCTCTTTCTCTAGCCTCACCCCTCATTTCCAGGCAGTAGGCGGACGGATACATGGGGCTATGTCGGCGTCTTTCTCTAAGATGCGCACCGCCGGGTCTAAAGCATTCGCGGGGCTTAAATCGGTCGCTGCCTCTGCCGGGCTTGCGATTGCGGCTGTCGGTGCTGTGGCTCTTAAGAAGGGCTGGTCTAGGGCTACCGGGATTGAATCCGCGCGCGCCTCCCTAAAATCGCTCGGTTTCGACGCTAAGCAGACCGAGGGCATGATGAAAGCGTCCCTGAACTCGGTAAAGGGGACGGCTTTCGGGCTAAATGATGCGGCTCAGGCTGCGGGTAAGCTCGGCGGGTCTATCCGTGACACGGACAAGATGGAGCGGTCGCTAAAGAATGTGGCGGCGGCGGCGCAATTGTCGGGTAAAGATTTCGGGCATATCTCGGATATTTGGGCAAAATGGCCGGCCAAGCCAAGGTTACCGGCGCTGACCTGGCTCAGCTTTCTAAAAATGGTGTTCCTGCCGCGTCCCTGCTTGCCCGCTCTATGGGTGTCACTGAGCAGGCCGTCCGCGAAATGGCATCCAATGGGCAATTGGACTTCGAAAAGTTCGATAATGCTATGCAGTCGGTGCTAGGCAAGGCGGCGGTTGAAGCCGCTAACACCTCGACCGGCGCGATGAAGAACTTCGGGGCGGCTCTTGGGCGTCTAGGTGCTTCCGCTATCGCCCCGATGCTACCCGGCCTCAAAGAACTGCTAAAACACCTGATTGATGTCGCCGATGCCGTCACTGAACGGCTACAGCCCGTCTTTGAAAGTATCGGTAAAAAGTTTGAGGCATTCGGTAAAGGCGGACTATCGGGGATCACGTCCACGCTAGGCAAGTTCGCGCCGCTAATCGGTGCCGCTGTCGGGGCATTCGCGCCGCTCTTAGCAAAGATTCCAAAAATCGGGATACTTTTCAAGGGGCTGACCGGGCCGATAGGGCTAGCTATAGGGATTATCGGGAAGATTATCCAATCATCCCCGGCTTTGCAGTCTGCTCTGGGCGGTCTTTTCTCGAGTATGTCCGGCATGGGCGGCGGACTGACCGGCATTTTTACAATGATCGGCACAATCATGTCTAAGCTCGAACCGCTATTTAAAACGATCGGGGACACACTCGCGGGAGTTATTAACGGGATCACCCCGATAATGGCAGGGCTTGCCCCTATCTTTGAGCAACTCTTTACCGCGCTCGGCGGAGCGTTAAAGGGCGTAATGCCGGCGATTAAAGACATGGTGACGCTTTTAGGAGATTCCCTAAAACCGCTGCTGCCTGTCCTGGGCGGGATGTTCCAGGTGATAGGGGCGCAACTCGCGGGCTCATTGGGTGCCGCTTTGGCAATGCTCGTCCCGGTACTAGCGCAAGTCGTGTCCGCGCTGATTGACGCACTCGCACCGGTACTCCCACAAATAGGGGCAGCGCTGCAAGCGGTGGGACAGGTTTTCGCGTCCCTAGTGTCGGCTATCGCTCCGCTTTTGCCGATGCTCGCTGAGATTATCGGGCAAGTCCTAGCCGCGATTGTCCCGGTACTGCCTAGCCTGGGTGAGCTTATCGGGCTGGTCGCGGGTACGGTTGCGACCTTGATTTCGGCGCTCGCTCCGATTGTGGAGATTATTGGGAATATTCTTGCCGCTGTCATGCCGCTAATCTCGGCTGTCCTATCAGTGGTCGCCCCGATACTATCCGCGATAGCCTCAACCATTGCCACCGTCCTAAATGTGGCGTTAGGGCTGGTCGTGCCGTTAATAACCGGAATAATCCAGGTTGGGTTGCAGCTCGTGAACTACCTAACCGGGGTACTCTCCGGGGCAATTCAGGTAATCGCCGGGATTTTCACGACCGTTTTCGGGGGAATAGCGTCCCTAGTCTCGGGCGTGTGGTCTGGGATAATGGCGATTATCTCGTCCGTAATGGGTGCTATAGGGAACACAATTAACGGCGGGCTCAGGTATATCCAAAATATTTGCAGCTCGATTTGGGGGACGGTCAAGGGGATTTTCTCGGGCGCGTGGAACGGGCTTAAAGCTATCGTGACTGGTGGTGTTGGCGCGGTTTTGTCCCCGATACGCTCTATACCGTCGAAGATTCGCGGCGCTTTCTCAGGCGCGGGGTCGCTGCTGTCTGGTGTGGGTCGCAAAATCATTGATGGGCTTATAAATGGCATTAAATCAATGTTCGGCAAGGTCAAGGATATTCTCGGCAATCTGACCTCGAAACTCACTAGCTGGAAAGGCCCGGAATCAGTAGATAAACGGCTGCTTCGTCCTCAGGGTCGCTGGATTATTGAGGGCTTCGACAAGGGGCTACAAGATCGGGTCGCTAATGTGAAAGCCACCTTGACCGGGCTAACTAGCGATTTGCCGGGGATGATTACGGAGCCGGATTACGGGACTGCTAACCGCATCACCGGGACAGGCAGGGGCGCGGCTGGCGGGCGTTCTAGCGCGCCGGTCACAATCAACAACACTTTGCGTTCTGATGATCCGGTGAAGATGATGTCGATGTTGTCCCGCCGTCTGCTCGCTGTACCTGAATCCGCTGATGCTCTTGGAGGTGCATATGCCTAGCATTGATACACCGCTACAGGCTGAGCCGGTCACTACGTGGCAAGAAACCGCCGCGCGGCTCGGGGGGCTGACTTTCGGGGTACGCGACGCGGACGGCATATTTTGGGTGCTAAATGATGCACCGAAAATCTATGATGTCACCCTAGAGGGGGAAACCGGGGCGCGGGCTTGGCGGGATGGTGACTGGCTGGGACGCACCTGGATACGCGCCACCAGAATGAGCCTTAATGTCGGGGTCAGAGTGCCACCCAATAAACCCGGGCTAGTAAATGTCGCGGTGGATAAGATAAAAAACGCTTTACCGCTACGCGCCCCTGATATTTTGCGGGTGCGGGATTATCGGGATTTCCCGCTCGGCTGGCAAGTCAGGTGCGAGGATAAAATCCAGGTGGAAAAGCACCGGGTCGGGGCGGCTCTCGAGATTCCATTGGTGGCGGCGTCGCCTTTCGCTCACCCCGTCGACTGGGAAACCGGGGCTATTGCGTGGGATGTGTACGAAACCGGGTTGCCTAGAAAGATGGGCGGGCTGCGGGTGCCTTTCCGTGTGCCTTTCATTATTAAATCGGAATCGGTTGCGGGCGAGTTGCGTTTTGTCGTGGGCGGCTCGGCTCGTCCTTTATCGCAGATTATTATTAGCGGCCCCGTGAAGAATCCGGTTGTTCGTGACGCGGTGGCGGGGTGGCGTGTCGCGGCGAACCTGGACATTCAAGCGGGTGAGCGGCTGGTGATTGACCCGGGGGCTAGGACGGTCGAGTTGAACGGTGCATCTAGGCGTGGCGCTATTTCCGGGGGTTTCCCGGTCATCGATGTCGGGGAGCATTTAATCACGTGGTCGGCGGATGAGTTCTCGCAGGATGCAAGGCTAAAAATACGGGTCGCGGAATCCTATATTTAAGGAGAAAAAATTTATTATGGCTGAGGTAAATAAGGATCTTTTGATTCCGTGGGCGCTTGATGCGGGGACGGATAATATACCGGAATACACCGGGCGTGACCTTAGGGATTTGTTCGCGGTGTTTTTTGAGCCTAAATCCGATAGCGAGCCTTTCCGCGCCGCGCCGGGTATTCTGCGGGGCTGCAGCGTGTCCGCGTCCTCGACTGAGGTCACGGTGCAGCCGGGGCATTGTGTCGTAACCACGGCGGGCGGGTCATTCCTCACGGGTGTAAAGAATCCGGTTACGCTTCCGCTTTCTGCGCCTAACGCGACTTTTACCCGCATCGACCTGGTGGCGCTATCTATTGAGGAGACGGCAGACAGTGGCAGGGGCGCGAAAATCCAGGTTATCGAGGGTACGCCGAGAAGCTACCCTACCGAGCCTTCTATACCTGACGGAGCTGTGGTATTAGCAGCTATTCGGGTGCTTACCGCTGGCGCGCCGCGTGTCACCCCGGGGGCGGAAGCGTCCCTAGCGGGTGCGTCGAAGAAAGAAGAACTGCCTATCACAGAATACATGCGCGGCAGCGGGACAAGATATGCACAGGTTAAAGGCTTTACCCTACCGGGCGGGGCTGTCCTAGTAACCGTAGACGCTACTATGAGCGGGAGCGGGGATACTATCGCGACTGGTCTTTATGGATTGTCTGCCTGGTATGGGACTTTGGGGAGTGCTGAACATTTGTGGTGGTGCGAGCTAAACCGGGGCAATTTGCGGGTTATGGGTGATACACCGCCGTCGAGTTCTCGGCTGATGGGGTCTTTCATCGTGAAAAGACAGGATTAGAATGTTTTTTTTGGCGTGCGATATACAAACCGGCAGCATCCAGGCTGAGTTGCCGCTGTCGTGTGGTGATAGTTTTGAGCGGGCAATGCAAACCATCTCGACCGCGAATTTTTCCCTACCGGTCTATGACCCGGCCTGCCCGCGAGATTGGGAGAGCCTGACCGCGCCTTGGCGGTTCTGGGTCGCGGCTGTCCTGGATAATGGAACTATCGCGTGGGGCGGGATCATCACCGGGCGCAGCCGGTCTGCGACTTCCGGGGTCGTGTCGATTTCGTGCTCATCCCCAGAAGATTATCTCGATAGACGCTACACCCCGGCTAAGCGTTTCGATCAGTGGGATCAGTCGGATATCGCGGCGTGGCTTGTCCGCCAGGCTATCCCGGACGGAATACCATTCTTGATTGACGCACCTAAAAGCGGCACTAAAAGAGACCGCGAATATAATGACGACGACGCCGCCACCCTATATAAAAGGCTCTCGGATTTGTCGGGGGTTATTGGCGGCCCCGAATGGCACATCTCGATTGAGTGGCAAGACAGGCAAAAACAGAACGCGATTATCCCGGTCTTTAAATGTGGCACGCCCCGAATCGGTATTGCTACGGATTCCCCGCAAGCGGTTTTTGAGCTACCCGGCGGGCTAATCGAAGCCACCCTAGAAGAGCGCTTTGGAGAGTCGGAATATGCGACCCACGTCATGGCTGAGGGTGGCGGAGAGGGGGAAGATCGCCCGCTATCGTCTCCGATGATTGACGCCGCTAGGGAAAACGCCGGTTATCCCCGCGTTGAGGTGCGAAAAACTTTCGACTCCGTGACCTTAAAGCCGACTTTGGACACGCACGCGAAGGGGCTATTGGTGGCGCTTTCTGGTGGTGTGCAGGTCTTTACATTGACGCAAAAACTCGACGAATATCCGCGTTTAGGGATCGATTGGCATATGGGGGACGATGTGCGGCTCGTGATTGACACGGACTCGCTTAAGATAGACCGCAAAATCAGGGTGGTTGGTTGGTCTCTCGACCCCGCTAAAGAGCTGGTTAAGCCGTATGTGGCACAGATAGGGGGCTAGATGCTTGGTGATGGTGTCCCGTTACCGGTGACGGCGGAAACCCCCGCCCGGATTTTACGCACCGTAGAAAAAGAAAATAGTTACGGCGGGCGGCGGCTCTCATCCGCAACTATCTCTAAGGGCGGGGTGACGGTACGCGGAAAAGGCGTCCTAGAAGTCCTCGACGGTGGCAGCCTTGAGATCGTCACCGGGAACCTAAAACTGCTCGCCGGCACCCTCCCAGCTTCAGCGCTCAAAAATCATATCTGGGTCACCATGAGCCAAACCGTACGCGTCCCGGTGACGGCGCAAAAAGGGTGGAGGATCGGGCAATGGCACAAAGTCGGGGACGTGGAGGTGACCGCCCCGGATTGGGCTAAAACCGGGATCATTTTCGCGGTATCGCTTTATAGAGGTCACGTAACCGGAGATATCGCGGAATCAGACTATTTAGAATCGCGGATCCGCTCCAAGATTGGCGGTATTCCATGCCCGGAATATCCCGCCGCTCTGAGCGCTTATGAGGATTTTCAGTGGGTGCATTTAGGGATGATGGACTGCCAGCCTATCCCGGTAACGCCCGGCCAGGCCGTAAGGGTGGAGCTTGAGCACACAATGAACGGGCTAGATTATGTTTTTTACGACCGAGGGCAGGCTGAGATAACCGCTTTCACAATCTGGATGGGGTGAACTATTTTGTCTAATATTCCGCTACCGTCTGGCATAGACGCCGCGCGGCGCAGATTTCGCGAAATCCAATCCGCGATAGATACGACCGGGACACGCTCCCTAGAGAACGCAAGTATTTCCCAGGGGAATCTAAGAGTTAGACACGGCGGCAACATCATCATTGCCGATGGTGGGACTCTCAATATTTCGGGCGGTAACCTAAAACTTGGCAAGGGGATTATTGAGGGCGCGGCCTTAAAAGAGCAAATGGAAGCGACCCCGATCAGTGCGCCGACCTCCCAAGATTCCACGACAGTGTCTAAAACTTGGAAAACCATTCGCTCCCTGTCTGTCCCTGTCCCTGCATGGCCGGATAAAGCGCTATTGATTATTACGGGGTCCGCCTGGATTAATCAATCGGGCTATAACACAGGCACCGGGGCGTGCCGAATCCTAATTAATGGCGTTCCGTATGGTGAGGCCGGTATGGGGTTTGCTTATGAGGCTAGCGCCCAAAACAACTTGTCTTACACCTACGCGATGCCTATAGCAGCGCAAATAAATCTAGCCGGGGCGACGTCCCTAAAAATTGAGTTACAGAATTACTTGAATCGGTCGGCTAATTATGTGCGTACCTCGATTATGGGTGCCGCGATCTGGACACGTATCACGCAATAAACACACGATTCTAGGGAGGAATTATGGTTAAACCGCTTGCGCATGTGGACACGGAGGCGCGTGAGCCTTTTATTATTATCGACGGCAAAAAATATCCATTAAGCGGGGCGATTAAAAACCCGGGCGGGTGGAGATTATCCGCTAATTATTCTGACAATTGGAACGGCACTATAAAAGTGCGTGAGCCTTACCGCGCACCTGAGGGTTTCACATTCCAGCTATTTTGTCTCGAATCGGCAGGATTTACCCAAATATCGACCTGCGTCTATAAGCGTGACACGGGTTTTATTGAGGGGCGCGTATACCAGGGCGGCAACTCTGATCAAAGTTTTATTCAGACTTTGGGATGGCGATTAACGTCACTGTCTACTGATCCTAACCGTCTCAACTAATAGAAAGGCTTAAAATGACTACCCCCCCCGATTCTTCACGCCACCGCTAAAAACGCTGAAACATTGACGCAAACCGACTGGCAAAACCTCACTTTGTCTACCGGCTGGGCGGCAGTGAGCGGTCACACGCCCCGCGTCTGTAAAGTCGGGCAGATTGTTTTTTTGACCGGCGCGGTACTGCGTCAAGCGGGCGGATCATTTAAGAGCATGGCAGTTGTACCGGCAGGATACAGGCCTAGCGCAACCCAATTTATCGGAGCGGGCGTCACTAATAAGGGAGGCCAATATGAGCTATATATCGACGTGGATGGCATTTTGCAGTGTGCCTCGTATGAAGCCGCAGGCAGCGCGGCGGGGATCGTGATGCCTATCGCTGCTATTTTCATCCCCGTATAAACCCGCACCGTTTTTCATTTTTAGCCCCGCAAATGCTCGGGGCTTTTTTCATACCCAAAAACAGAAGGAGAAAAACAATGCCAGAAAAAACCGAAACCTGCGAGGGCTGCGAGGAAAGCGCGGAAATCTTGGAGGCATCCCCGCTACCGGTAGATGACGAAGAAAACGCTGCAGACCTACCCCAAGACCCCGATTCCGTGGCAAACCTTGACCAAGAGGAGGCCGAATAATGGCAACCGCAAACGATGTTTTAAGAATCGCCCGCTCCCAACTCGGCTATACCGCCACCTCGACCAGCGGCAAGTTCTGCGACTGGTACGGGATGCGCGGCTATTGGTGCGCAATGTTCGTGTCGTGGGTTGCGGCACAAGCAGGAGCCACCGCGATTATTCCCCGCCATTCCTACACGCCCACCGGAGCAAACTGGTTCAAAAGACAAGGCCGGTGGCATTCTGGGACGCGCGGCCTTACCCCGGGCGACATCGTGTATTTCGATTTCGGGCTAGGCCGCATCTCGCATGTAGGGATTTTTGAGGGATGGAACCGCGGCCGGGTCGTGACTATCGACGGCAACACGGGTTCTAGTGGTGGCAGGTCTGGTGGGCGAGTTTTACGCCGCGCAAGAGCCCCGCGTTACGTAGTCGGATACGGTCGCCCCGCATACACCACCCGGCCTGCTGCTAGCGGTCTAGCCGTGGATGGTTGGGCAGGGGCAGCGACTATTCGCCGCGCGCAACAGCTCGCACGCACCCCTGCCGATGGCTATATTTCCGGGCAATGGAAAGGCAATAAAAAGGCGCATTGGGCGGTCGTAGTCATGCGGTACGGGCGCGGCGGGTCAACCCTCGTGCGACGTATCCAAGCCGCTGTCGGTGTCAAGCAGGATGGGCATTGGGGCGCGGCTACCTCTAGGGCTATGCAGCGCCGCCTAGGCGTCACCCAAGATGGGTATTTCGGGAATGCGTCCGTGAAAGCCTGGCAACGTCGCTTGAACGCCGGAAAACTAATTTAACGATTTTTGGAGGTCAAAAATGGAAAAAAACTACACCTACACAGACACGCCGCGCCTTGCGGAATGGTTAACCCCTACGGTGCGGGCGTGGGCATACTCGGTCGTGATTGCGATAATCGCAATTCTAGGCGGCTACGGGATAATAACCGACACCCTAGCCCCCCTCTGGGTCGCACTCGCAGCGGCGCTATTGGGTCAGGGCGCGGCGCTGGCTCACACCCCTAAAAGAGTTGCTGGCGATGATAGCGGGGATTCTTACGCTCCGGCTCATCGCCTAGACCAAGACGCCTAATCGAAAACCATTATCAAGGCTTGCCCCGTCCCTTTCCTGCGAGGGGCGGGGCGCTTTTCCCATATATGGAGGAAAACGCTCTTGCACCAAATCATCACCGCGCCCGAAGTCATAGCCGCCCTAACCGCCCTCATCGTCGGTGTCCTCACCTACGTGCTCGCTAGGATTAAAAAAGCGACCGAAGAAACCCGGCGGCAAGTCACTAATACGCATAAAACGAATTTGCGGGACGATATCGACGCTAATAAACGGATCATGCTACTAGGCCAAAATGACACCCGCACCGGGCTAGGGCAAATCTTAGGAGAGCTAGAAGACTTTAAGCGGGTGAGGGATCAGCAAGCGGCGGAATCTAGGGAGCGCGCCGCTTTCATCCGCCGCGACATCCACCAACTCCGCGAATCCGTAGAAAATATAACCGCGCGCATGCAGGACGCTGAACAAAACGCCGACCGCGACCACCGCGAAATCTGGGACGCCATACATGCCCGCACACAAACCCCCCGCAAAGAGGACTAGGAGAGTTTCTCGGCGTCTAGGACTTTATAGACCGTGTCCCGCCCCACGCCCGTGTTGACTATGATCTGGTTGCGGTTGGTGTAGGCATAGGCGGCTTTTATCGCCCCGTACAACTGTAGGCGTGCCGCGTGGTATGAGGCGCGGGCTTTTGCCCAATCCTCCCCGGCAGCTTTTAGGAGGGTTGCGGCGTGGGCTTTAGGGGTCTCGCTGGTGGGTTGTGAGATCGCGAAAGCGAACTCCGCCGCCCCGGTTAAAAATTCGTTTATGGCGTCCTGGTCTACCTCTCGCGGCTCGTCTCCACTGGCGGGGGTTAGCTCGAATAGCTGATCCGCTTCACACCAGATTTTATAAAGCTCTTCGTAAGCGTCCTCGGTGAGGTCGTCTTTCCCGTCATCTAGCCAGGCGTCGAACTCGTATTTTTGGCACATTATCGCACCGCCTGAACTAAAGCGGGGTCATCTTCCATAGCCTTATATAGCCGATCGCATGAATCAATTAGCCGTTGCCTATCTTCGTCCTCAAAGTCAGGGTCATCGCCTGTGTCTTCCCATGTGGACGCGAAATCGGTATCGACCCAATCTGCGAACGCTTGCTCGGTGGGTAGATTATCCCAGGCTTCTAAGCATAGCCAGGAATCCTGCCCGGGGTCTAGGTGTGCTTCTAAATCTTCGATGTGTTGCTGCTTGTCTTTTTGGATCACCCAGTCGGTTTTGAGGGAGTCGTGGCATTCTTGCTTTGTCCAGCCCCGGGCGTAGAACTTGGGGAAGTCCTCGGACTCGTCGCTGCGGGCAATGACGTTTTCGCCGTCCTCGTCATATAGATAAGTGATGTAGTGGTTGTCTACGGGGTTTTCCACTTCGTAAATGTTCCCGGCTTGATCGGTGAACTTTTCGTCTAGGCTAATAAACATTTTTGGTTTTCCTTTTTTCTTGGGAAGTTTTTCGCTTCCCTCTCTCGCTTACATATATAAGTATATCATCCACCCCTGGACATGTCCAACCTTGGACACTCTATTTCTTGTGAACTGCACCACAACAAAAAAACTGCTAAAATAGTACCGCCGCCAAAGAGCCGGCGACCTAGCTGGTACGGCTAAAAATCGCTGACTGCCTTGCAATAGAGGCGCGGATACATACTAAAAATAATGCCCCGCTGATCTAGTAAGACCGGCGGGGCGCTTTTCTTATATAGTACTGTAATAGTACAAACCCTATACTTACCTGCGTTTTCACACGTCATAGCGGGGATGACGTTTATTCCCTTACTCTCCGCCAAT